ACGTATCCAGATGCCTTTACGGATGCAGAAATCTTTGCGCGTGTTTCTTTTGAAACAACTTTGCCTTTGTGCTTTGCTCCAACTTTGTGACGCCATTCCGGTGTTTTAACCCATCCTGATGTTCCATCACCGCCATCTGTCATATTGCATAATCGAACTCCAACTATACGCAGTTGCGAGATTCGTTCTTGCTCAATAAGAAAAGCTAATTCTTCGTCAACATCTCTTGCAACTATGTGAACGCAGAATCCACCAGCCTTCTTCTCTGTTCTTTGCCAGAATTCATTTCTGTGGTGATGGCTTTTGACGGAGCATCTTTTGCCAGTTCCTTTTCCAACATAAAAAATCGCACCAGTGTCTGAGCGAAGATGCTCATACACATAAAAGCGATTTTGTGTTTGTTGTTGCATATTCACCACTTAACGCGGTTACTCCAATACGCTGCGCTCAGTTTGCCCTTGGCAATGTTGTCAGCGTGCCGAGCTTTGAATGATTCACGACGGGCCTGATCTGCTTTGGACTCGCCTTCTTTCTTGGGAGAACCTGACACGCCTTGCTGACCAAAACGAATGGTCTTGATCTCATCCCCCGACTTAGCCACAACGACGTGGCTTTTAGTGGGGTGCGATGGCGTGCGCTTGGGCTTGTTGAAGCCCTCAACGCCAGCACGGGCAAGGCGGGTGTCTTTGGTGGCCATGGTCAGAAGCTGATGTAGAGCTTGAAGGCTTCCAGGCGAACCAAGTTGTTTGCTGCCGCAGGCTGTGCGGTGAAGGCAAAGGTCTGGTTTTGTGTGGCATCAACGGTCAGGAACACGTTTGCGCCGGTAGACAAACCGTGGCCGACTTGGTTGGCTGCATTGCTGATGATCTGCGAGCTGCCACGGTTGCACATGAGCTTCTGAGCGCAGGCGCTTGTGTTGTTTGCAGCACTGACCGCCATCAAGACGCCGCCGCCGTAGGTCATGCCGATGTTTTTGGCTGTGGCACTGTTGGTGAGGGTGTAGAGGGCATCAATCTCAATGCCGCCGCCCACGCCCATTGACCAGCCAGGGACAACGACAGAGGCCAATGTGACAGCGGTGTTGGCCACGGCCACGACTGCGGTGCCATACCAGACCAAGGCTGTTTGCGTGCCCGACTGTGTGCCGCTGGTGGTGACTGCTGCACCGCCTGCCGAGGTGGAGACGGTGAAGGTGTTGGCCGACAAAACTGTCTTGACGTAGTAAGTCGTGTTGATGGCCAAGCCGGTAGGTAAAGCGCCTGTGGTAGTGAAGCGGATGGTGTCATTGACCGAACGGCCATGGCCTGTCCATGTGACCACGCCAGGGGCAGCGATGCTGATGGTGACAGTGGATGCAATGTAAGGCAAGTCAATCGTGACTTCCTCAGTGTCGGTGTCTGCGTCCAATACTTCGTAGAAGCCGGTCACGGCAGTGCCGCCAGTCCATGTGATGTAAAGGCTTGCACCTTGGGCCACTGCATTGGTGAGGTCATGCACACCTGCGCTGACCAGCTTGACATCTCCTGAGTTGTCTGCATAAGTCAGGGTGGTGAAGGTGGCAGCAGGCTGCACCAGGCTGACTGGTGTCAGGTTGCCAAGCACCAGGGCAGGGAAGCCGCGCAGCTTGGGCTGTGTGCCAATGTCGTATTCGACCTGGGCACTGCGGTTCTGGATGCGGATCGTGCGGTCTTGCCCATAGGGGCCGAAGGTCTGGGCGCTGTTGGTCAGTGTGGCCAGTGTGGTGTACAGCCATTGCTGGCCTGGGTAAGCCTCTTGCAACTGGACTGTGGTGGCCTCATTGCCTGTGCTTCCAATGCTGATGGCCTGGCCTGCTGGGATTGGTAGGTCAGTGTTGCCGAAATTGAGCGATGGCTGGATGAACATGGGAATCTCCTTGGATGGTGTTTAGGCAACGCGATACCAGGAATTGGTGGCCTGGTAGAAGCGCACGGTAAAGAAGGCATTGGCGGCCATGGTGGTGGGTGCGCCAAAGGCTGCTGCTGCGCCATTCAAGGCCAGCGTGAAGCTGGTGATGATCTGGGTGCTGGTTACCAGCACCTGAGTTCCGTCTGGCGTTCCAGTGTTCAATGGCCGGGTAATCGTGCCGGCAGCCAAGGTTCCTGCGGGCTGAATGACCATCCACTGCTGCTCGCTGACAGGCGTTGGAACGGTGATATTGAAGCCGGTTCCTGGTGTGTACAGGTTGGTGGCCACGGTTGGGGCTGCAAACGTGGTCTGAAAGTATTGCAGGAGCTGGTTAACTGAGACCTTGCGAGCATCGCCATTGTTGGGGACATAAATCGGAAGTTGGTCGCCGCCGGAAACTTGGCTGATGCCTGCGAGTTGGTTAATAGTTGGCATGGTTTTTCCTTAATAGAATTCGAGGGGGCCGTCTTGACCGGCAAGAACTGGATCGACTGGCCTGCGCAGAAATGGATTGTCGTACATTCTCCACGGCTTGTTGCCTGCACCGCTTGGCATTGTGCCTGGCATCTGTTGCTCCATTGGCATAGCTGCAAGGGATAGCAGGGTGTTATAGGATTCTTTGGCTGTGGTCTTGGTGTCAGGCATTACCTGTTTGCCATAGCTTGGCGCCAACTTGATCGCCAAGTTGCTGTAGATAGCCTCGTTGGAGCTGTCAGGAACGTTGGTTTGCTCGTCTAGGTCGCTATCCTGTGGGCTGGATGGCAGTGGATAGCCTAAGCGAATGCCCAAGGCGTTCCAGGCTGCAATCATAGTGTCCAGGCGCCGCAAGGCGGATTGCATTTGCTCTGGGGTCAGGTCAAATGCGTAGGATGCAAGGCCGATCTCATCGAATGCTTGCTCAATAAATTGGCGCTTTGTCCATCCCATTTCATTCTCCTGAGGTTGGCTCGGACAGTTTGTCCTGTATCAATTGTCCCAGCTTTTTGTCTTTTGTGCGACCGTCAAAGCGGATTCCTAGTTCTGTTGCCTTGGCCTCTAGCTCTGTGCGGGTGGGCGCTGCGTCGTCAATGACTGGTTCAGGCTTGCCGGCTGCTTGGGCTGCTGCTGCTTGGGCATCTGCCTTTGCCTTTTCGCGCCAATCAAGTGGCTTGGCTGGCTTTTTCTTTTTGATGGGTTTGATTGCCCATTTTGGCTTTGGTTTTCCTACTGGTGTAGCCTTGTCGCCTGCGGATTCAATAGCTTCAGCAGATGATTCAAACCATCCTGCATCGGTTTTTTCGTTGAATTCTTCTTGTGTCTGAACACCAATGTAAGTGTACGTTCCACCGCCTGGCTTCTTGTGGATGCCTGGGCTTTTGTAAAGCATTACTGGAAACACGCTCATTTTTTGCCTTTCGTGGACTTAGCTGTCTTTGCGGCTGCTTTCTCGGCTGTGCTGAGAGCAATGGCCACGGCTTGCTTCATTGGCTTTCCTGCCTTCTTTTCCATCTTGATATTCTTTCCGATGGACTTGCTTGAATAACCTTTTGCTAATGGCATGGTGCGCTCCTTGGAATGAAGAAAGGGGGGCCAAAGCCCCCCATTCGTTTACAGCTTAGGGCTGATTGAACAACAAGATGCCGGACATTTCAGGCTGCTTGTTGACCACGCCGAAGAGCGTATCCAGGCGGTACTTGATGACCATGCTGTCAATGTCGTAGAACTTCTGCATAACCAACTCCACGCCCTGGTCGGTAGTAGCACGCATCACTGCGGTGCCAGCATCGGCTGGGATGGCGTAGCGGCCAGGCAAGATTTCCAACGAATCTTTCTGCCAGAACACGTTGATAGCCGAAGCGCCGGTATTGAGCCAGTTAATTGGCGCAGCACTGGCAGCAGCGACGATCTTGCAGTTTTGGTACTGCAACTCGGCGTCGGTTGGTGTTGTAACAGCGGAGATGATGGGAGGGCTGATTACCAAAGTAGTTCCACCGGCGGGGACACTGATAACACGGAATGTTTTTAGTTGGCCAGTGGATTCTTTGGTGATGTGATGCACCGCCTCAATGCCGTCAATGGTGAACGCATCGCCTGCAACCACGCCGACCGAGTTGGACACGGTGACGGTTTCGTAGCGATTGTCAACGTTGATCTGGCCGCCGACCGAAGTCGATGTAGCTTGAGGAACGTATTGCGCTTGCGGCAGTGTGGTGTTGATGGTAGTTGTACCACCAGCGGCTGCTGCAATGCGGTTTGCGTAATCAAACTTGTAGGTATCGAAGCCTGCAACCATGCCAACGAAGTTGCGCTCGTAGGCTTTGTCGGACTTTTGATTGCCAAAAGAACGGCTGGCTTGAGACAAGTTACCGGCCAGACCGTTGTAATCGCGGCTGGACAGACCCAGGAAACGATCATAGTCAGGCACGCCTTGCTCGTTCATGATGGTATCGCACAGGGCGACGTCATCATAATCACCGGCAGCAGTAGAGACTGGAACAACCAAAGTGCCTTGGGCGGCTGCGGTGTTCATGATCGCCACGTTGATGTCGGATGCCAGCTTTTGCTTGGCGCTGTCGCCCAGACGACCTTCTTGCAGTGCGTCGCGCAGATCAAGGGTAGTCATGGTCCAAGGCACCGTTTGGCTAAAACCAATGGTGGAAGGAACCGACAACTGCGTCATGTTCTGATACGTCACAGGGGTGCCAGGCGTGCTGTTTTGCGACTGTGCAATGTAAGGCATTGGGCGCCAAATGGTGTCGTTTGTACGGGCCATTTCGGTCTGGTTTGTGTTGTAGACCGAAACGTGACGCGACAGAACCAGCAGGTCTTGGAAACCTTCGAGGATGTCTTCGAACGCGACGCGTTCTTCTTTTGAGAATGAATTACTCATGATGAGCTCCTAATTAAAAAATTACTTTGATACTGTTCGTTTCTGCTGCTTGTACTGAATGACTTTCGTCATGTTGCCAGTACGAGCTGCTTCTTCTCGCAGCCGTTCGAGGGTTGAGTCCACTGCCCCAGAAGATCGGCCAGTTCCTGACACGATGCGCTCGGGTGGTGGTGCTGCCTTGCGGTTGGTAACTTTCAAGTCTTTCTCCAGTTTTGCTACCGCAAAGGCAAACTTTACGGGGTCTTTGATTTCGGCCAGCTCTTTTGCCTTCTTGGGATTCTTTCCAAGTGCGTAAATTACTAGGGCTGGATTATCAGCACCTTGAAGCATTACACCTTGCTGGGTGATGTTGA